ATATTTATCTTTAAAAATTTTAAAAAAAATTTCATCTCCTTTTTTATCTACAAAAATATTTTTTAATACTTTGTATTTATCTTTAGAAATCATTTTCATATTTTCTTTTTTATTTTGATAAGGTACCCTACCATCAATAAGATCATTAAAATCTCTTGTATTAAAATACGCAACTGTTTCTTTAGTAGGTTCCTTTTCTAATTTATTTACTTCATCTATTTCCATGTTTTCTCCTTTTTAGTTATATGTTTTTTTTGCTCTTTCATTTTTTAAATGAATCTTTTGTTTTTCTAGATGTTCCTTGTTTAAATCAACTTTGCTAAACACTTCATGACATCCAGTATCTATTAACTGACTAATAATTTTTGGTTGTTGCAATTTTTGAATAGCAGCTAATTCTATCTGTCGGACTCTTTCTTTAGTTGTTTGTAGTTCTAATCCAACTTCTTCTAAAGTATGTTCTTTATCCAAACCAATACCATAACGCATCCTCAATACTTTCTCATATCTTGGAGGTAAATATTTTGAAAAAATAGAATTTAGATTTAACTTAACATCGTTTTCAATGGCTCTAATTTCTAAATTTTTTGCTGGATTTATTATTTGTAAAAGTTCATTTTCTTTAACTTTAGTTTCAAAAGTATTTTTAGAAAATCCTTTTAATTGTCTTTCCGTAAAACCTTCTTCTGGAGTCATATCTAAAAAATCCAATAATTTTTTAACCAACGGTTTAATGTCTTTATTGTCTTTACGTAAAGGTTTTATTTTCCCACTAACAATTGCTGCAGTTGGAACATAAGACAATCCAGTGTGTTCACAAAATTTCCTTACACTTTGAAAACCCATTTCTTCTATTTTAGATAACAATCGATCATTTCTAATTGTTATCTTTACTCTATAATCACTCATACTTTCTCCTTTATTGTTTTAATTATAAGTTTCTGCCACTGTACATCATTAATAAATAAGTTAACAAAACAGCAAAATATAATAATAAATCCCAGTTCATTAACTTTCATTCCTTATTTCTTGTATTCGATCTATTAATTTAAAAGTAATACTATGCTTTGTATCATTACATTGATGACAACAAAAAATAATATTTCCTTTTTCATAAGTTCGATCATTATCTAATCTATCAATAGAAAAATTAGAATTTTTCTTATCTTTGTTTTTTTCACGAAGAGCAATATAAGTCCAAGGTTTAAAACAATAACGACAAACCCTGCCATCCGTTTCTGGAAATAAGTCTTTCATTTTTTCTACATGTAAAAGTAACTCAGCCCACACTTCTTGTTTTGTGATTTTAGGAAAATAACCTCTACGTTTAATCCTAGTTTTTGTATAGATAGAAGCAATACGATTAGTGATAAAACCTTTTTCAGTGTTATCATATTTTATATTGCTTAATCTTTTTCTAGAGTCTTTTGAATTTTTATATGGCATTTATATAAAAGATAATCCTAACGTTAATAATTTCAAAAAACCTACAATCATCAATACACCAATTATAAATCGACTTATCACAATAATACGTTTAGTCCTTTTGTAATGAGTCATCTTTATTTTTTTCTCTGAGTTTACTTTGCAAATATATTTTTTGTTTTCTCAACATATCTATTTCTTCATGTAGTTTTCTAATATGTTCCACAGTCAACATATCTCGTTCTTTCTGCATGTTCTTTATTCTTGATTCATCGATCATTGTGTTTTTTCCGGGGTTTTATCTAATTGTAAATCTTCTATAGTGATAGGAATTTCTCCTTGATTATTACATTCACTACAATCCATAGGACGCTTTTCTTTACAAGACGCATCACGATAGACCATAATAAATCCATTACCGTTACATCGGTTACAAATAATTTTGCCAAACATAACCTTTGTCCTTTCTTTTTTTAAATTGATTTAATTTATTCCAAACATACCCTGGATCCAATCCTGCTAATTCACAAACAGCATCAAAATTTTCAGATCGTTCTGTTACAAATTTAATAGCATCTCGTTTCTCGTAATCACATAAATGCAATTTACGAGGTAAGAAAGCATCTTCAAACGCTTGTCTCAAAACCTGTCTCCACAATTCTTTATCTGGTTCTTTAGTTTTTACTTCTAATGTTTTAAGATTACTTGCTAGATTTAAGTTTACCATTTAGTTTTCTCGCTTTCTCTTTAACTAATTGTCTTATCACTTCGCTTCTACTTATTTTCATTTCGGGAACCAAATGGTCCTGAAGTTTAGTTATAACAACATAGGTACTGTCATCAACAGTTATGTTTTTATATTTAGTATAATCAGTCATACTATTTTTCCTTTCATTGGTTAAACTACCAATATAGGATAATAAAATAATATGTCAACTATTATATTAGAGGTTTTTTAGGTGGGATAACTACTTTTTCCTCTTCTACTTTTTCTATAATACAAGAAAACTTAGGATATAATTGAAATGTTTCTACTTGATTTGCGCTAAATGTTTCTCCATTAAATATTAATTCAAAAGAATCACCTAGTCCAGCACGAACACAACCATAATGTGTACCATAATCTGTTTTATAACTAAAGTGTTCTTGTTTAGGTGTAACACATTCTCCGCTTAATACGGAACATACATATAAAGTTAAAACCCATTTCATGGTCGGCCTTGACCATTATATTTTTTAGTCTGTCTTTTTTCTGACTTATTTAAATTTTTCTTGTGACGCCTCGGACGTTTTGGTGGTTTTGGTCTTGGTACGTAAGTTGTAAATTTTTGTTTAGCCATTTTTGCTTTGATTATCTTTTATGTATTGAATATCCGAATCAGATAACTGCATATATCTTATTCTACCATTAACATGTTGTTTAGTGTCTTCACCACAATTAGTACATCTATAAAAATCGGAAACAATTGCTACCATAATAGAATCTTCTTCACAGTATTCACAATATCCATTCACAGTATCAATTTTATTAAATAATTTTATATTTTTCATTAAACTAAATCTACAGCCTTTCCAATTATAGGTTTATATTTTACTATCTTACCTTCACGGTAAGCTCTCATATACTGCCTTCTTGGATTAAATTCAACATAAGATGCATGAATCCATCCAGAGTTTGGTTCACCAGGAGTATAGAATTCTAAAATTAATTGATCTGTTTCACAGTTTTTATAAACCCAATCTGCTACTTCAGCATTATCTACACCATTAACTTCAAAATCAACGGCTTCAGCTTTTGTATGTTGTGACTCTAATGAGCTGCCTATTGCCAAACATAATTCCGGAGACCTGTAGCCCGAGGTCACTTTTACTCTACCGAATTGATCACGTACTGGCTGCAGTACTCTTTCACAAAGTAATTTTAATTTTTCTATTTGATCCGCATTAGGATTATTATCAATGCCTTTACGGATAGCGATATCCGATTTAATTAACTCTTGAAGAGTAAAGTTCCGGGAAAGATTCATTTTGTTTTATTGACAACTTAAACACTCATCGCTGTCTTTGTCAAGATCAGCTAACGCTTCTTCCTTACATTCTTTGCTACAAAACATATCAAATTGATCGTTTGCATCAAACGCTTCTTCACATTGTTTACATTGTTTTCTCATCTTACAGGCCCTCCAAAAAATGCCATGAGGCATAATAAAATAATTAATATCGCAGTAAATCTGTAGTCCATCCTGGCAATCTCCATTAGAATAACCAACCTTTAATTTTTTGCCATATAGTTTTTTTCTTTTTTGCAGAACCCAAAATTAAAGTTCCACAATCACATTTATCACAAATACATACATCACATTTATTACTACTAACATAATAACCTTGTCCAACACAATGACATCTATGATTACAAATATTACAATATTTTTTCATGACTATATTCCTTGAAGTCTTGGATCTTTAGATGTAATATTTTTCTCCGCTTTTGGTCTAGCAATAGACTCTTTACTTCTTTTACGAAGTTGCGCTGTAGCAGATTCAGATTTTCTTTTCTCATCAATCTGTTTTTTTAAATCCCATTTAAAATTCATTTGTCCTCCTTTGGTTCTATTTCATAGAACATTTTATCAGAATCTTCTGTAACCCAGTCTGCACCTTCAACATCCCAAACTGTATTTTGGACTTTATAATCAGGCCAACTGTTATCAGTAGTATAACTATTGATGTGCCACAGAATACGATTATTAGGCTGAGCTGCATAATTCCCGTTATTAAGAGCCAGTATATGCGCGCACTTATGTTCCTGAGGAATTTCACTATGCTCAACATTCAATATATTAGTCTCTGGATGTGCCCAGTCAATAGTAAATAAGTATTGTCCATGATGGAATTTTTTATCTTTTCCGATAAATTTGCCGTCTATACCAGCCAACCAATCAAAGCAATGCACACTAGGCCAATAACTAAAACAGTTCCACAGTTGTAGCTCGTCGACTGACATATCCGGCACTTCGGTTCTAGAAAGATGTTTTTGAAAAAACGCTGAGATAGGCAATCTATAAAACACTGCACCGTTCGGTAGCATGACATGAAATAAAAGTGCTTTCCCTGAAATACTTGCGAGACCGAAGACCACACAGTCTTCACTTTCTCCGTGATGTTCTTTAAGATCATAAAGATACTCCTTCCTTATTTTGCAATAAATTGGAGGGATGTTCGCGTTTAAATATGCCATAATATTTACCCATGTATTTCACCCCAAGTATTGCCATGTTCATAATCAACTTTATTTGGGACTGCTAGCTTAACAGCATTTTCCATAATTTCAATAATCTTTTTAGCCTGTTCTTCAGACTCAACAGATATATCTAATTCATCATGTATTTGAATATGTGGTATAATACCTTCTCTATATAAATCTAACATGGCTTTTTTAGTCATGTCTGCAGCTGATCCTTGAATAAGTTTATTTAAAGCTTTGTATGTAAAAGCTCTTTTAATTCTACCTCTACCATAAGTTCTTTCAGCTTCTTCTAAAGTCATAGGTGTATGCATACCAAAAGTATTAGGTTCCCATTTATTGAACCTACATCTACGTCCTAGTAAGGTACCAATTGATCCTGATATCTGAGCATGATTAGAAGTTCTATTCATCAGTTCTCTAACAAAAGGTACGTTGTCATGATATTGATTAAATAAATTTTCTGCTTCCGCCTTAGTAGATAAACCTAATTCAGCTTGAAGTTTAGCTTTACCCATACCATAAAATAATCCTAGATTAATTGTCTTTGCTTGTGATCTAGATATTCCTGCCATGTCTGCAACAGTCTGGTGAAAGTCTACTGAATCATTTTTAAATTTTTCTACAATTTGTGTAACTGAATCATCATACATAATTGGATCTGTAGTTGCTGCATAGTGTACAACTAATCTTGGTTCTTGTTGTGAATAGTCAAAACAACCCCAGGTGTGTTTTTCTTCTGGTATAAATAAAGATCTAATCTTAGGTCCTAAATCTTTGTTACGTGCTGGAATCTGTTGTAAGTTAGGATTAGAATAACTAAATCTTCCAGTAACTGTTCCACCTTGATCTGATCTAATAGGATTGATGTCTGCATGGATTCTACCTCTGTATTCATGTTTTAAAATAGTATCAATAAAAGTTGTATGTGCTTTATTAATTTCTCTTGCTTTAGCAATTTTTTGTACTAAAGGGTGCTTGTGTTCAGCCAGGAAATTTTTAGTAAAGGAGGGTGCCTGTGATTTTAAAGTTCTTTCGTAATGTAAACCAAGTTTGTCAAAAACTTGTGCAATACTTCTTGCAGCCCAAATCTGAGGCTCAACTCCTGTTTCTTTTTTTACTTCTAGTAAAAGGGAGTTTTCTTGTGTTGTTAGCTCTCGTTTTAATTTATGAGCAGCTTCAACATCTACTCGTACACCTTTAAATTTCATATCAATCAAACATGGAAACAATTGTGTTTCTAAATCAAATATCTCTGTAAGATTCTGTTTACTAATTTCTCTAGATAAAACTTTAAATAATTCTAAAGTTAGTTCTGCATCTTTCTCAGCATAACCACCTACATACATCGCTGGAAGTTTATACATTTCAGATTTAGCATCTACTCCTGCAGCTTCTGCAGCTTCTTTTAATCCTTTTTCATCTTTGACCTGTCGTAAATATTCAAAGGCAATACTATTTAAAGAATAAGATAATCTATTTTCATCAATTAATGATGACATCACCATTGTATCTACAATAAAACCATTAATTTGAACGTTATAAGCTCTTAACCAACAGACGTCGTACATTGCATTATGAAATATTTTTGTGTTGTCTGCTTTACAAACATCTTTAATCCAATCTAATACAATTCTTTTATCTAAGTTTCCTTCTCTATGACCAATAGGATAATAACCAGACCAACCTTCTACAGCGACTGCAATACCTATAATCTCTCCCTCACCTATCACTGCACCAGATCCTTTAGTTTTTAAATTAGGATCTCTAGTTTCTAAGTCGATTGCAACATAATCATAATTAGATAGATCAGGAAAATTATCTGGACAAGTCCATTCAGTCTGTGCTTCAAACATTATTTCTTACCTATGTCTTTCATCTTTTTAATTTCTAATTCACAGTAATGAATTATTTTTTCTAAATCTTGTATACCATTTTTATTTAAATATCTACACACGTACTTAATTACGTTGCCTTGAAAAAAAGATAAATCATTTTTTGAAATAAATTCATAAGGCTGAATGTGAAAGTCTTTGTAGTGATTCCCGCCTATCTGCTTGTCTTGTGGAAACACATCATCAAACATTTTTTTATTTGTCATATTATTTCTTCTCCTATGTTG